GCCATATCCCATGACCAAAGAAGGGACGGCCCACACCGGATGCGAGAAGATCGCGAACCCAGTAGGCATCACCGTGATAACGGGCTTCGGTGTTGCTGTCGTGTCAGTCCAGAACGTGGTCAGCCAGTTAGCCGGTGTCGCGGTCAAATTAGAGGTGGAGGTAGCTTCGGGTGTCATCACCGTGTAGCTGGCCGGATCACCGACCGCGTCAGGTATCCAAAGACCCGCCACTTCAGTCCCACCATTCCACCGAGCGTTCATTGTGATGGCGATCCCGTTGACAGCGGTGCCAGTTCCAATCGCCAAGGAGGCTTTATATGTGCGCGAGATGCGGAGAGGCACCGCGTTGATCGTTTCCTCTAGCAGAAGCACATAAGGAACGACGGTCGCTTCCGTGAGATCGAGGCGCGCTTCCGACCCCAGCGGCACGTCTGCGTGGATGAGCTTCACTGTCTCGCGGAACGTGTTCGTGCCGGTGAAGACGTTGTTTGCCGCAAGGAGTGCAGCACTGAGAGACACACCGTTTGCAATCGCAAGGATCGCGGCAAGCACGTCGTTGAGGTTGCGCTCCCGAATCGAGTTTGGGACGCCAGCAATGATGTAGACAAGCTGTGAGCGCGTCACCGAGATGTCTGCGTTCAGCACTGCGACTTGACCGAAGATGAGCCGCACGTCAGCGACGAGGATCTGGTCGCCGCGAAATCCGGGGCGCACCGCAAGGCCAACCGCTGCTTCTGCACCTTGCACGACGTTCAGCTTGAAGCTCTCGTCTTGCAGGTAGAGCACGGTGTCGCCTCTGCCGTCGATGCGTGCGTCAGATGGTGCGCGCACGAACTCAGCGAAGATGGACAGCCACTTTTCGTTCGGCGCACCGGCAACGGTGGTCGTCACGCCGTTCTCGTCCACAGCTACATTTACCGTCTGGAGGCTGCTCCAGTGGATCGGTTCCTGCGTCTGCTGGTAGATGATCGCAGGCCCACTCAGCACCACGGTCAGGTTCGGGATCGCTGCCTGCGCCCCTACTGCACCGAGCGCGACACCCGTGTACTGGAAGCCCTGCAAGAAGACCTTGATCGCGTCCTCTACGTCACCGAAAGCGGCATCCATCTCTTGCTCGGAAACACGCTGCCGGAAGTAGAAGTCTCGTCGTCGCATAGGTGGCCTCCTGTGGAATCGTACTCAATGCAGGGTGAAGTTTCCAGCGCTTAGGCCCAATGACCCAAGGTTTGACAGCCCGAGTTCAACGTGGTCGATGAACACGTTGCCCGAGTCAATGCCGACCACAGGCACACCGAGGCCTCTGGTATCAAAGTCTGGCGCGTTCGGCTGGATGATGCGGAGCAGGTGCGTGTGTGCTGGCTTCATGTAGTTGGCGAGGAAGACGATGCCTTCTGCCTGCGCACGGGTCAGGTTGACGCCTGAGATCACTTCAAACGAATACAGTCCCGCCTGGTCTGGGCCGAGGATCGCAGGAGGCCACCCGTCGCCGTACAGGTCGGAGTTCAACTCGTCTCCGATCAACGACGTGCGCGTGTTGCTGATCTGTTGTGCGACGATCACGCCGTTCAACTCCACGGTGAGTTGGTCCGCGAAGTACATCGGAACTTCCTCAAACAGCACGCCGATCGCAGGCGTGGCGGCGTCCACGAACACGATCACACGGTCGGTGCTCTCGCCAGCAAGTTCCCAGCCCTCACCGTTGAACGTGTTGATCGCCACGTCGATACCAAGGAAGAACAAGATGACCGCGATGATGCCTTGCCCGGTGCCCTTCAGCTTGTAGATGGCAACGAGCAGATCGAGTAGCTGGCGCTTCTGACTAGCCGTCAAGTCGAAGCGCCCGAACGGATCGCCGAGCGAAGCGAGCGCAGCATCGAGCATGTCCTCTGGGATGAGTTCCGAGTCGAGTATGCCCACCCAGCGGTCAGCGTCGTACAGCAAGAGGTTCGTGACCTCTTGGATCACGGCAACAAAGCGGCGCAGGTCGCCTGTCGCGTCCTCGCTGAAGTTCATCACAGGCAGCATCTCAGAGAGGTAGAAGCGCCGCGTCGGCGGGTACGGCGGCGTGAACGCATCGAAGTCGAGTGCGTTGGCAGGAGCCGTGACAAAGACGTTCTCGTCGGTGTCGAACACGCCGAGGACGGTTAGGTTGTAGCCGCTGCCAAACGTAAGCGGGATGTCCGTAGTGATGTCCACAGAGCGCGAGTTCACGGTGTCTACGCGCACTGGCACAACAGCGGCACCGGGGATGGTCGTCGCGATGAAGAAGTAGTTTGCGGGGTTGAGCGCATCTCCAGCGCCGAACGGATCGACTTGCAACACGTCGTCCGTGAACGTGAGCCGGATCCTGTTGATGTCTTGCGAAATGATCGACGCGATGCCGGGTGCAGTAGTGTCGTCAACTCTGAACGAATACGTCTCATCGAACGCCGGGGTTCCGATGATCACACGAACGACGATTACAGCATCCGAGTCCCACATGATCGCGGGCGTGACGGTGACGTGCCGCGTTGCTGCATCAACAAGCAAGAAGCTTCCACCGAAGCCCGGTTGGAATCCTGCGCCTGGTCCATCGTAGGCAAGCACGCCATTCACTTCGATCTGGAACTGAGCCGGTGCTGGCGCTACACCGGCAGTGTCAGTGATCTCAAACTCGATAGATGCAGTCGTCTCAACACTTAGCTCACCGTCTTCGGGAACTGCGTTGACGAGGAACACGCCGCCTGTCGCATCGACGCCAAAGTGCGGACCAGCAACGTACTGAAACGAGTCACCAGGCGTCGGCGCGTTGCGCGGCGGCTCTGTCGTGATTTCGATGGAAGACGTCGATCCGAACGTGTTGCTGACGATAGCGAGTCGCCCGCCTTGGTCTTGCGGAAATGCGCCCGCAAGCGTTGCCCCAACGACAAGAAGCACTTCTGCCATCGTCGCAGCCGCAATGTCGCTGAAGTCAGCAACATTGAAGACGATCGGCTGCGGAGCACCGCCGTCCACGATGACGGTCAGTACGCCGAGGTCAGTGATGTTGAACGGCTCGCTCAACAACGACAGCGCGACGCCCTGCGTGGCGTCTAGGTGATCCTCGCGGACGATGTCAACTTGGACCGATGGTAGCCTGACGATGCTCATCCTGTGCGCTCCAGTTGCACGCCGATGATGTGGATGCCTGGCGCTGCGCTCACCATCGGCACTGCGATAGTGAAGCAGTCAACATTGAGGTCTGAGAGCACGATCGATCGCGTGTACCGCGCCACGCCGTCGAGGCGAACCGTCAACGTGTACCGCTCTGAGCCGATCCAGTCATTCGGCGTCCGCACTCGTACTCGGCAGCGGACAAAGTAACTTTCAGCACTCTTGGTGAACGCCTGCTCGACGCGGTGCAAGTCTCCGACAGCCAAGCGGGCATCGCCAAAGAAGGCCGAGCCAAGCTCGTACACGAAGGCTCCGCTGTCTTGCGACAAGCTGCCTGCGGTACGTTGCTGACCCGACCCACGATACTGCGCGAATGGCGTTGCCATGATTAGACCTGGCGAGCGACTTCCACGTTGTCAACGTACGACAGCGACCCAATGCTCGTGCTCTTGAAGCCGAAGCCGCCGCGACCGGCAGTGAACGGAAGGCTGCCTGAGTTGATGCCGAGTGCATCGTCTACGAAGCCAGCGATGGTCGGGGCTTGCGGGCCTTCCATGCCTGGGATGTTCACCCATACCGGAGCGCTGACAGGGTTTGCCAGCAAGTCGTTCTGAAACACTTGGACGATCACGTCGCCCGTGCCTTGTACGATTGCATCGAGCCGGAGGTGAAGCCACGGCTGGTCTGCGAACGCTTGCGTGGACCGCATCAGAATGTTCGGTGCCGTCGCTGGCACAGCCCCGCCGTCAGGGATGCCACTGTCGAGGTCGCCTTTGCGAAGGACGATGCGATACGGGTCTGCGTCAGAGAGTCCGAGCATGTACGCTCCGTCCGCTTTGCCTGTGCCTTGCAAGCACATGAAGATGAAGGGCGAGTAACCACGACCAACATCGCGGCGCAGTGCGGCGCGCACCGATCCGCCACTGAGCATCGGGTTGAAGTTCACTTGCCCCGCATGCAATGCAACGATGTTGCTCGCCGCTTCAAGACTGCGGAAGGCGTACACATGCAACCCGCCTCCAGACGGCTTGGTCGTCCCTGCGGTGACACCGTGGTCAACCTTGTTGGTCGCTGCGTTGTCGAGTAGTCCCTGCCAGTCTGCTTGAGCCATATCGTGCCTCTCTCTACGGTGTGATCGTTGTGCGCGTCCAATACTTGCGAGCGTTGGTCTGCATGAAAAGCTCCCCGGTTCCAGGCGTTGTGAAGTCGATCACGAGGCCTGCCGGAAGCGGCGCGACCCGAATCTGCGTTGGCGACTGCAGGAGTGCGATGTAGGGCACTGGAGACAAGTCGAGCGGGTCTGGCGTCGAACCAACGTCCTGTAGAAACTCAACGAACTCGCCAGCCGCGCCGAACGCCGGAGCAGCTTCAAGCGTCATGAAGCCGGTGCCGATGTCTACGTTCGTTACGCGCAGCAACGGGAACAGCACTTCAAAGGCTTCCACGTTTGCAAACAGGATGAAGTCAGTGCCAGGCGACGCCGGTGCGTTGCCAGCACCGAAGGCAGCCACTTCCGTATCCAGCGTCAAGCTCAAGCCGTCAAAGGTCAACAACCCGGCAGGCGGGCTGACCCATCCCTCAAACGTGTCAACCGCAGCCGTGCCCACGAACAGAGCCGGTGTGAGCGTAGTGATATCGAACGCGAGGATGGAGCTTGGCCCAATCGGCCAGTCCACTTCGAACGCTTCCGCAGTGTCGTTGAAACTCGTGGCGTCGAAGTCTGCCGCGACCTGCGACCCAGGCGGGATCACACGCTGAGAGAATGGCTGTGTCGCCGGTCCTACCCACAGCAAGGCCACACGGTTCGCATCCGTCGCCCTCCACTGGTACTCAAAAGACTCCGACGTGCGCGGTGCAAACGGCACATCGTAGAGCGCCTGCGTCAAGTCGAGCGTGAAGCCTGCAAACGGCGCGACGAGAAGCTGGTCCAGCGGCGGTGTCCAACCGCGCTCAAACGACTCCTGCGACAGCGTGTCAAAGTCGGATGGGTTGAGATCGAAGTCAGCGAACTCTTCTTCTGAGCTGATGAACGCAGATGCCCAATCCAAAGCCAATCCGATGTTCGGCCCCGCTTCCTCAAAGCTATCGTTGACGATGTTGCTCATATCGGGAGGCCAGTGTCGTCGTTGATGACCGTGATCGTACCAAGCGCCGGGAACTGTTGTGGCTCCAACGCTACGTCGTGCGAGAAGGCATTGAGCAGGAGCGCGTCTGGCGCATCACTCATCCTCCGCACGCCGCGTGTGTCTCGCACCGCGTCGTAGACGTCTGAGTAGCTGAACAGGCCATCCAGCGCGAAGCCGAAGTTCATCGCAGGGTTCTTTCCCCCAGCGTTCGGGCCGCTTGCAAAGCGCAACGCGAACAGCGTTCGGATGTTCTCACGCACAGACGACGCAGCGACCGACGCCAGCACGTTCGGCTGGAGCACGATCTTGGTGCTGACGTTGATAGTCACGAGGCTCGGGTCCATCACCGTAGTCAAGAACGTAAGTGTCTGCGGGAACGTGTCTGTCACTTGAACCAGCACTGCGTCTTTGAGCGCTTGCGTGGGCAGGCCACCACCCTCGGGCACGATGATCAAGTGGCCTTGATTCTCGGGGATGCCTGCGCGTTCGTTGCGTGTCAGCATCGTTGCGCGCACGACGCCAGGGACCGACTCGGCCATGATCTCAAAGTCTTCACGCGCCACCGTGCGCGTGAGCACTCGCAGCGATGCAGGACCGTCTTCGCGTATCGCTTGCACGGTAGACCGATCAAGCCCCTCGCCCGCACGTTGCAAGTTGGACACGGACACGACTTGCGGTGCCCCGAACTGGTCGGTGTACGAACGCAAGACTTTGCGGATCGTTTCCTTATCGACGTTTCCGCGTACCCCTCCACCGATCTTGTAGTCAGCAGAGATTGACCCGACTGGTACTGCGCCTGGGAAGCGGAGCTTCGCACGATCGTTCTCGTCTACTCGCACCGTCACATGCCGATCTGACAGCGACGTGGACAACGTGTTGCTGACTACCGTGTACGGGCCGTCCGCTGCGCTCACCGCAAGCGACCCGTCGAGAAACGGTGTAAACGACAGCACGATCTCTTGGAACAGAAGTCCATTAGACGTAAAGGTTTCTGAGCGCGAGTCGGAGTGCTCTGCTTCGACTGTGCCGATCGGAGGGTTAGTGCCAGCAAGGATCACGATCGTCTGGATGGCTTGGAACACAAGCGGCTCAGTGACCTCTAGCGTGCTGAACTTGTCGCCAGCCGAGATGGTCACGTCGCCCACGGGTGGGGCAGCTAGCGTGACAGTGAGCGGCGTGCGCGCTGGAGACTGGCCCTTCGGCTTGAAGTCGAGCGCACGGACGAGCGCCAGCATGTTCTTTCGTTGCTGCGCCGTCACGATGAACGCTTCGCGTGCTTGATTGTCTTGGTAGAACGTCAGCACGTCACCGATGAACGCAAACGACTCGACAAGGATGTTGCCAAAGTTCGCAACGCTGTCTTCTGTCCAGGTAGGGAACGCCGATCGGATCAAGTTGAAAACACGCGCCCGAAGCGCATCGAAGTCGCGATCGGTGTAATCAATGCTGCCGCCAAACAAAGCCATGAGTTCACCCTTCCAAGATCACGTCGTTCGCCAGCGTGTCAACGATGACGCGACCGGTGCTGTCTACGATCGAGTAGGTGCAGCGGAGCGTGGTCCGGTCTGCTTCGCCTAGCGTTTTCGGGCGCAGCACGTCAACTCGCCGCACACGCACTCGCGGCTCCCACCTTTGAATCGCTTGCACAACAAACACTCGCGCCTGCTCAACCAGCGTCTCGTCGTTCAAGCGCTGGCGCAGCAACGCCAGCCAAGAGCCGAAGTCTGTGCGCCACGGAAGCTCGCCTTGGTGTGTTGGGCCTTGCGCTATGGTCCCGAGTATCTGCCCGACGTTGCTCTGGATGGCGCGCTGACCGTAGCTGTTGGCAATATCGTTCTTCAAGTCCCGCTGGAACGGTCGGATGATCGCACGACCCTGGATGACTACCTGCTCCCCAGCCTGGGCATCAGCCGCCACGGATGGCAGGTTCAAGAACGCGGGTTGCGTCAGAAGCGTCCAGCCTACTTGAGCCGTCATTCTACCACCTCACTTCCTTGGGCAATGCGCAGCACCGCTCGGCACACTACCAGACAGAGGGCACACGGTGCGAGCGCACGGGCTCCAATTGCTACGCAACACCCCGACAGCGGGCTCTCAGCGGCGATTCTAGCAGTTTGCGCGACCATCCCGCTGCCTTGCGCGTTGCTGCCTGTGCTCGCGCTGCAAACCGCGTCACAGCACGACGCCCGTGTCCACGTTGCCAGATGAATCAGTCATGGTCACTCGGAGCACGAACTCTGCGTCGATCCACCCCGTCTTTGGGCGCACCGCGAACGCTCTCCGCATACCGCCTTCGGAAATGTTGGCTCCAGACCCGAGATACGCAGGCGTGAACCCGCCGCTTGCAAGGCTGTAGACCGCTTCTTGCCGACCCGTGGAAAAGACCGCGATGATCACGATGTCTAGGAATCCGTCATCGTCCACGGCATCGAAGCAGACGAACCGCTGTCGCAAGATCCGTTCGTAGTTCGGGACGTGCGCGAACGCGCTACAACTGCCCACGTTCTCCAAGCGCGGGCCAGAAGACGTCCAATCGAACTCGATGCACGATTCGCAAGAGAGGTTGACCGCGCCCGGAGAAGCTGGCGTCGCTGGGGATACTAGCGTCAGCCGGTATAGCAGCGGAGCAACCATTGCCACAGAAAGCACGGCGATCACGTTGAGACCGGATGCCACTGCCCAAGAACTCGGCAGCAACGCATCGGGGTCGTCAATGTCCGTAGTGACTTCCACTACGCTCAAGCTCAAAGCGACTGCGGTCAGCACCGTGCCTGCGAACACATCTTCTGTGCCGAAGCCAGACCCGCCGAGCCCAAGCACCCCAAAGCCTTCGCACTCAGTAAGTAAAATCGTCACCGTGTACCGCCTTGAATCACTCGTGTTGGAATCAGCCTCTCAGCACCATCCCACGATAGAACATTCGCGGCTGAGAGAGCACGACGTCTGCAATCACTCTGATCATTTGACGGGTGATTCGCGTGGTGGGTGCGCCGTCACCGATGACTTCCACCAACTGCCTTGTGATTCGTGTGGTAGGAGCACCCTCGCCAATCGCTTCAACGACCTGCCTCGTGATAAGTGTGGTAGGGGCACCGTCACCGATGACCTCTACCAGCTGCCTCGTGATAAGTGTATCGGTCATGGAACCTTAAATCCAACGATCAGCGCGTCAACCTTGGCCTTGGTCCACGCGACATTGCCGTCTGGGTCCAGCAAGAACATCCCTGCGTAATTATTGTACCCTGTAGTCAAGGCACCCGTCGCCACCGTTGCTGGTGTCGCAGCACTTCTGATCCGATGGCTTAGTGCGCCGACTTCCGCACCAGCGTCCGTTTTCCTTGCGCTCAGAACGCTCACCACTCCGATGATTCCAACGATTCCGATTGGAAGGTTAGCCAATACAAGTTCATCCGTTTTATTGGCAGCAGATATCGAAACATAGGTGATGTCAGAGTCGTACTGCGCCGTCAACGGGTCATCGACCATTAGCGCATTGTCCGTCCCGCTAAACGGCGTCCACTCGTTCAACCCATCTTCTGCGGTAGGTAGCAGCAAATACGATCGCTTGTCACCGATAACATCGTCCCAATCAGCAGTGGGTCCGGCGGTCGATGACCAAACGAAGATGTCGCTGATCGAGTAGTTAGACCCTGCTTCGTTGCCGCCCTGTGTAAAAAACAGCATGTCGCAGCCCGTGGCAACGCCGTCTGTCAAGTTCACGGCTGGAAGAGCTAGAGCAGGCGTGGTCAGATCGTTTACATATACGTCCACCAAACCGGGATTCTTTCCTATCTCGGCTTTGACGCAGATGACGTGCCAAACGCCCTCAACCAGCGGCACGCCCGCTGACGTACCAGCGACCGCGCCCGCCGCATTATGAACGCGCACTGAGTTGTTGGGCATACGGATCAGACGGAGACACTCGTCTGTGCCTGCATCGTTGTAGAGTGTCAGAAATGCGGCTTCATTTACGCGAGCGCCAAGCTCCCATTTGATTGCAAATTGCACGTACACGCTGTCGTTGGTAGTGACTGCTGTGAAGCCGCGTGACAGAGATGAGCCGAAGGAATTGCATAGTAAGCCGCCCACACCATGTCGTCCGTTTGTGTTGCTGTAGGTCCAGGTTGTGCCGACAGACCAACCGGACGTTGGCAGGTCAGTGCGCGTCGTGTAACCACTCATCGGCTCGTCAAAAATGTACGCCATACGCCTGCTCCTACGCGAGGAAGTCGACAGAAAGTTGCAAGTATCCCACACCATTGACCGTGTAGAACCGATACCAGTAGACCGTATGAGCGTTGACTCCGACCGCTGCCGCGAGACTCGCGATCGACGTGCTCTTGACGACAGTGCGCCCCGCCGCAGCGATACTCACTGTGTGCCCGCCAACACCATCTTGCTTGACGTTGATCAGCCCTTCCGCGCCATCAACTCCTTTTATGAGCGTGATCGCCAAGTTGCCAGTCAGCGGTCCAATCTCAAAGTCCTTGTCCCTCTGCGGCGATGTATCGAGCGATAGCGATGCCGCATAGGGCACTGCAAGCGGCGTTGAAACTGCCTCTGCGTATCGCTTACCCATGTTCGATCACCTCGCCAGTGATGCTCCACTCCACCGTGTTTCCAACATCACCCGTCACCCACACGTTGAGGTAAGGGGTCTGAGCGATCACGTTCACATCCCAGTTGGAGTTCTCTTTGAAAGCCGGACTCAAGAACTGATCCATAAGAGTCACATCACCGATGCTGTCTCGCTTGGCTGTCACCTCTACGACAAACCGTGCTGAGAGGTCGTTTCCAGCATCGTAGGCCAGCACAACGAGCCGCATCCCAATGACGTGAGAATCGGTCTGCGTGGTGTACGTCACGATCGGGGTGGGCGTGGCGTCTGTGGTTTGGGTAGTCCCGGCGAGGATCTTTCCTAATCGGATAGCAACCGGAACCCACTCCACACCGTTGTAGACATAGAGCGTGTCTTCGTCATCAACCCAGACGGCCATTCCTTCGATGGGCGCGATGAACTGCCACTGATGTTCGCCACCAATCCACTGAGCGTAACTGAACTCCTGTCCTACCCAAGACGTTGTGGGGAGTGGACCGACCACAAAGGCTTGCCGCATGATGGGCACGCCCGGAGGATCGTTTTCAGTCCTGCTCACGACACGCGCCAGTTGACCAGGCCAGTTTGGAACGTACACCGACTGATTGTTTGACTGCTGGATGCTCATGCTGGGCCTCCACCTGTCGTGAGCCTTCTAATCTTGTTTCCGAACGTGTCCATGACTGCGCCGCCGTCGTAAGAAATGTCGAGTGGCCCCCCGCTGATAACATCCATCACCCAAGTAGGAGCATCGTCAGGGGTCAGAGTAAGCGCCGACCTGAGCAGCAGGGTTGAACAGCCGATAACGCCGACTGCGCTGCCCATGCCCGTGCCTCCTGTGATCGACTCGTTGTCAGCCGTTCCTAGCAACGCCTTTCCATCGTTGATTAGTTGGATACAGCGACCAACCGTGGCGAAGGTCGCTCTGTTGATTTTCAACTCACCCCCTTCGCTAGCTTCAAGGCATCCACCATACGGACCTGGCACACCTTCGATGCGCGCTGGAGCGCCAAAGCCGATCACGCGGATCAACCCTTTGCCGAACGCTGTAGCGCTTCCTGTCAGCAAGATACCAAAGAGGCTGACCAGAGCGTCATCGCCGTCTGAAGCAGCCTTGTACACGACCGCGCCGTTTACCAGAGTCCACCCGCCGCTGTAGGCAGAGACGACGCCGAGGCTGCCGACCACTCGTCCTCCCCAGCTATACCAAGATAGGTTCTCTCCGACTGTCGGAGGTCCACCGATCAGTTCCCAGAAAGCGTTGTTTGGCGGCGTGTAGTCGTCACCCCACCTGGCTAGCCCGACGTAGAGGCGAGCGTCATCTCCGCTGCTGAACGCCTCTGCAAGTATCTCGCAGCCAAGCAAGTAGACAGTCGTGTCGTATGCGTAAGTAGCAACTCCGTCTGTTCCGTCCAGCATCAAGTTGACGAGGACCACGCGACCCCACTCCGTGCCTCTCGCGTTGAGGTGCGCGAAGCCCGAGTCAACGAGCAGGACGGCTGGTTGTTCAATATCAAACGTGTCTCCATCGCTGAACACGAACCCAGCGGTAAGGGTGAACGAGTTGTCGGCCAGCCGCAGTATAGTTGGTGAGTTCGACGCGATCGTGATGCGAGCGCCCGCGCACGCTCCAGTCTTGACGTGGCACGTCATCCCCTGAAACTCATCGACTGTAAAAGCTGCGCCCGTCACGGTGATGACTGCTTCATCGCCGCCGACAACAGCATCAGCCGAATTTGTACCCGGTCCCATCACCAACGCTGCCGCTATCGTTGCTACCTCATCGCCAATGATTGCGATGTGCGCGCCAGTGTCTAACTCGACGCCGTGGATCGGGGCAGCGTCGTACTGAACTCCGTTTCCCATCAAGTGGCAGATCAAAGCCGTGTCAGCGGCGAGGCGTTCGTACTGCATCACCTCT